CCCCACCTAGACCAGCGGTGAAACCGTTATTGAAGATAGCAGCTGCTTTTGTTTGCTTGGTAGCAGCCATTGAACGTGCAAGAGACTTTGCCCGAATCTTGGCAAAAGTATCATACAAGTTATCTTCCATTGCTTCTTCAGTTACAGCAAATGCCAACGCAATTGTTTCATGCGTGTAGCGAGATGCCCAACTTTCACTTGCACTCTCGTAAGAGACTGCTGCCCCTTCAGCTTTAACCGGGGCTTCACCGAAAGCAGTCATTAAGACTTCTTCTTCGAAAGCACGGTCAGAGTTTTCAATTTCAAAAAGCGACTTATGCTCTTCATCAATTGAACCATACTCTAATCCAAAGATAGCGTTTAAGCCGGGAAGAAGCTGTTTACCAATACTAGCGCGATTTATAGCCATTTAATCAGTCCTCCCTTAGTTAGCGATTGAAGCAGCATAATCAAGATGATTAGAAAGACGAACTAACACACGAGTATTAGCTTGATTCCAATCATTACCTTCGACTTCCCACAAACCTACAATACGTAGTGGATTTGAAAGAGAAGTACGAGAGGTTACTTGAACTGCCCAAGCGGATTGCCCTGTATAAGTATTACCAGCAGAAATCTCAACAAAAAAGTTTTGAGTTTCCAAATCACCGATAGTTACAGTGGCGTTACATTGCATTTGATAGATAGATGCAGGATCGTCCATAACGTGCGCCCATGCATAACTATCTGCGGATGAAGTACCAGAAGGCCAGTAGTTAGACCATGTTGGCTGTTTTGAATTAGGGTCTACATATTCAGCCCCTTGAAAAACACCAATAGGTCGATCTGCTGTCACTGATACTGGTTGGATGTAACCAGCACTAACTTTGACTAGATCTCCACGATAGATTGTGTCACCGTAAGTATTAGCAATCTGATACTTGTTAGTTCCCATGCTATTTGGAGCAGAGCCACGTTTACGTACTGGAACAGCACCATTAAAAGCTTTTGCTAAAGCCATAACAATGTTCCTTTTCTGTAAAAGTTAAAGTTTAAGAGTCAAACGAGGCACGTTTACCTGTTGACACCCGTGACTTGCTTGAATCAGTAATAGGCATCCGACGATCAGGATGATCATTCATTAAACGTCTAGAGATAGCGTCTTCCATTTGTTGAGTACGTTCTCTTTGTTTAGCTAATATAGCTTCGTGGTATTCTACTCGTTGTTTAGCGAGGGCTACGTCACCTCGTAGTATACAACCACTTAGATGTCCTTCTTCTTTTACTTTAAAACCCGAAGATAATTCTGGACAATCTTTAGCCATAACAAAAGTCCATCCTTCACGTTCTTTCTTTCCTATGTTCTGATGATCCTCTTGACCATCCAACATAATCCGAACCCAACGTAAAACATGTCCTTCTGACAAGAACCTTTCTTTAATATGTTCTGGAATTTGAAGCCAATCATTATCTTCAATTGCTGACATGATCGCATCGTGAGATAAATTTTCCCGTTCTTCCATCATTCTTGTCGTATTACGGCTTGCCACATCCGTTCTTGAACTTTCTGTTTCGTCTTCTACTTTTTCTATTGATTCAACCATTTACTTTCTCCGCACGTTATATGTTTAAACTACAGTCGTATAATCGCCATCAGATCGCTCTGCTTTCGCTTTCTCAGCTGCATATCTATCAAGTGGTATGCTCCATTTTTTAGCTAATCTTACATCTTCATTTGTAAGCTTAACTTTATTTTTAGAGGCTGGAGAATGCGACCTTCCAGCTACCACTTGTTTAGGCTTTTTCGGAGTTGCCTCTTCCGAACTTTCAGAGTCACCAAACTTATTTGGCAATTCTTCTTTAAGACGAATATCTACCTTTTCATAAAAAGCAGGATCACTTGGATCTTCGCCTTTCTCTTTTAGTTCTGCGTCAATGGATAAAGCAACAGCTGTTGCCGTTCTATCTTTACCGAACCAATCATTAGATTCAGCCCAATCTTTTGCAAGAGGATCAATATAAGGAGCTTTCTGTTGACTCTCACGTTGTTGTACTTGCTGTTCTTGTACTGAACTGTATTCTTCTTGTTGTTGTTTGATCCACTGTTTACGCTGATCCAACAACTTTAATTCTGCTCGTGCATCGGCAACTTCTTCTTGAGCAGCTAAAACATTTTCTCTGTTTCCAGAGTCATAAGCTTCTTTAAACTTATTTCTTGCTGACTCAAGACTTGCTTGAACTTCGCCTTCTTTTGCGTCTGCTAATGCACCATCATAATCAAACTTAATCTTTCCAGCTTCGGACATTTGATTACGTAATTGATTTATCTCTTCCTGCTGTTGGTGTAGTTGTTCGTCACGTTCTTTTCGTTGCTTTATTAATTGACGAATTCTTTTTTCAGCACCTTTTGTTTCAATGCCTTCTAATTCTGGTTCTTCTTTATTTTCAGAAGGAAGTTCTGCTTCGACTTGAACTTCAGGCTTTGTTTCTATTTCAACCCCTTCTTCTGTTTCAATCTCTAAAGAGGGAGCAGGGGATGATAAATCAATATCTACCCAATCACTATCATTATCAGCTGTCATTTACCTTTTCTCCGCAGTTGCGATTCTACGTTTACGCTACCAATGCATACATAGGGTCTACATCAGATGGGTCTTCTATCTTCATTATGACCTGATCATCGTAAATAAGCAAGAACCTAATTCCTTGATATATAAACTTTTGACCAGTATGTTTACCATAACATACAAAGTCTCCTTCTTTACACCATGATCCAGAAGGAAACTTACCTTTATCTTTATACGCTAAATTACCAACCTTTACAACCCTACCAACTGTTGTAAGATATTGTATATCTTCTACAAACTTATCTGGCATTATTATTCCACCCTTTGTTTCTTTTCGGATGGCAGTAGGTCTTATTAATATATGATAACCGGGAACTTCTGGTAAAACGTCAGGATCAGGAACATCATTAGCTGTAATCCATTCATCATTCTGGGTTGAGTTTGCCATATTAGGTTGGAGCATGTTATCTATTCCTCATCTTCTTCAAGTTGATCCATAGTCTTTAAAACATACTCATCTATCATATGTAGAGATCTTGTCAACCCCTCTATCATTCCTGTTAAGTTTTGATACTGCTCCCAATCTTCACATAAACCATTAGCTAATTGTTCTGATATACGATCTATTTGGTTTTGTATTAAAGCTTTAATTTCGTCTAAATCAGAAAACATTTATTCTTTTTCTTTCACAGTAGGAATGTATGTTTTTCTGTATTTATCTTTTAAATATTTACAGAGGCCACTCCAATACTCATCCCAATTATCGTAATCTTTCTCTTGAGGTTTTACGATACTATGGTCTATACCTTCTTCATTTAGCATTAATTAACTTATTACCTTTAATATGTCAATAATCCCTACACTAATTGTTGCATAAGTTACTATTGTAAATAGTGCTATCATGTCTTTCTCATCTTTGCAAAAGTCTTTGCTAAGTTAGCCTGTTTACGAGTTCTTGGGTTTTTACTTTTAGCTGCTTTATTAAGCTGTGCTTTGGTAATTTTTTTACCCTTTTTAACCCCAAGCTTTTTACGTAAAGCACCGGGACGTTCAACCGCATCTTGAATCCAATCTTTTTTAGATTTAGATTTTTTTGTTTTTGAAATTTTTCTTGACATACTGTTATCCTTTACCTTTCTTTAGTTGTAGTTTTTTCTGCCACAGTTTAATCAATTCAGGATCAGGTATCTTTGCATTTGAACAATGAGAATACTTTCCTCGATGATTTAATTGTTTAGCCATTAGGATGCTTTCCGTTATGCATTCTTTCTACTGCTGCCATTCTTGCTTTTATATCTTCTAATTCCGTTAATATTTTTCCTAACTCTCTATGCCTTCTTTCAAGATTATCAGGACTTAGTATGTGAGATAATACTTTTATCTGTGAAGACTTAACAGCATCTCCTGCTTCTACTGTATCCAGTTTATTATAAATCTCCTGAATATTTTCTTTCATTTCGTCACGGCTCTTTAACAAGTTTCTTACTTGTGTTCTCACAAGCATCCATGCTCCTGATAAAGAAGCAAGAACCGCACCTAACTGTAAAAGCATTCTGCTATCTAATGCAAGTGGTTCCATGTTGTTTGTGACCCTTTAAATTCTTTTTTCTTTTTAAACTTTTTCTTTTTCAGTTCTTTCTCTATTTTATCTGGGTCTTCAATTGTACATTTTGAAACAGCCGACACAAGAGGAAATTGATTAGAAGAAGATTGAATTATATTTGCTCCTCTTATATAACACTCTTCAACAGTAGTATAAGGACCAAGCTCATCTTGTAATAAAGTGGGACATGGTTGTGCAAGTATACATAGTACAACAATCGAATAAAACATTATGTTAAATTAAATAAATTACCTTCTGTTTCTCTCCGTCTTACAAGTCCTTTAAGGGGCTTACCGTTTTGGTTAACCCATCCATTCTCAAAAGAAAAAGCTTGGTTATGGAATTCTTCAAAATCATTATTATTCAAAGCTTTTAATGCATTACTGCGTGTAAAAGCTCCTATTCCTATATTATCTACAAGAGATATAATAGCTGTTCTTTGATTATCTTTTAAATCAATCTCAACTATGTCATCTAATTGATCACATATTCCATCTAATCTTTTTCGTAAATCTTCACGAGCTTCTTCTTCTGTTATCGTAAGTTTACCTGATTGAGTATCACCATATCCAATTGTTAGAATGTTTTGTTCTTTTTCCCATTCAGTTGCGTAGTAAGCTTCTGGTTCAAAAGATTCAAACTCAGCTACGATATCAACAGGTTCTGTGTCTTTATTATAAGCCATAATCTTTAACAAATACTCCGTCTTTGATCATAGTAAATAATCGATTAGTCCTGTTTTTTAATTCCTTACTTACAGCTGAAGGACCAGTTCCAGCTGAATCTAAATAAAGCTCTTGTGCTGCTTCTTCAAATCTTCCATTTTTCATATGATCATAAAATCTTTTAAAACCTTTTTCTCCTTTACCAGTTGTTGTATCATATCCCATATTAAAAGCCATTCCTACTAAACCAGCTTGACGAGCAGGAGATAATTTAGACCATCCTAAATTTTTATCTTTTCTAAAACGTTTAGCAATCTCTACAATTTTCTCTTCAACTATTTTATCACTAACTTCTTTAGGAAGTGGTTTTGTAAAATTACTTGTACTTTTTCTTACTCTATCTCTATGCTGTGGACTTAAATACTCCCAGTTAAGTCCTGCACCATATGCTCTTCCATCTCTATCTTTGTAGCCTGTCGGATTTGGATTAAATCCTTCTTCTGCATGAATATAAGTTAACATAGAATTAATATTTTTTATTTTACTTTTAGGACGTTTATATCCTGTTTCTTGTTGTTTCTGTACCTCATCTCTCATCTTCTTATTATCTATGATAACTGGAGGCTTTGGAGGTGCAAATGCTGTAGTAGGAACTTCTGGTCCACCACTATCGCTTACACTTTGTTTTGTTTCGTCTAACCAATCTGGCATGATACTTACACCAGTCCACCACTTCGAAGCTTTATCTATGATGCCTTCGTTCTCTGTTACAGTACTTCCGGGTTCAGGGATTTGGTTAATTGTTGATAACGGTTGACCCGGTTTACGAACAGAAGAACCAGTAGGACTTATTACAGGTTTAACAGGAGCAGGAGCCATTTCTACTTTTGGAGCTGTTGATATCGTATTAGGTAACCTAACATTTGGCCCTTTAGGAGCAGGTCTAAAATCTGGCTGTACTGTTGTTTTAATTGGATCATCAGGAGGACGAACTGATCCTGTACTCGTAACAGGAAGAGTAATCTTGGGCGGTGTTTGTTGTGCTTCTTTTACTTTAGATATAGCATTTTGTGCTTCTACAGATAATGCTCCTCCTATTTCTGTCGAACTCATCATTTCTTCAAGATTATCTTCTTCTATAGGCTCTCCTACTTCCGGTTCAAGAGTAATTTTTTCTGGAACATCAGGACCAACTGGAACTAAACCTTGAAACTCTACTTCTTCTGTTTTACTTATATCTGAATCATCAACATCTTCTAAGTCAACTGCTCCTTTTGGAACATAAGTTTTTGCATCTGGTCCTACATCTGCTTCTACAGTAGAAGTAATGTCAGGTGCTTTATACTTTTCTTCCATTGCTATTATCTTATTATACTTCTCCATATCGTCTGGATCTGTAGACATTGTTAAATCATGTTTATAACCTTCCCACACATCCATAATCATTTCGTCGCGTGTTCTCTTTTTCCCTCCCCCAAGAGCAGCAAGTAATCCTTCCATTACATCGTGAACAGGTCCAGTAAATCCTTCTTTACCACCCCTACTCTGTAAATACTCTTGAAAAAGATCTTCATGTTCAAAGGCTCCATACGGAGTACCGCCCGTTTGAAGTTGAACTGCACCGCCTGACGCATATCTCTTTTCATTCATGCGTTTGTCAATCATTAAGTCACGTTCTTCGGAAAGGTTCTTTAAAGATTCAAGAATAAGTTTGGTATCCGTTTCACGAATAGAAATGTCATCCCTGATTTTTGAATCTGTTTTCTTTTGTTTATCTTCAGCAACTTTTGTAGCAGCCTGTAACTGTACACCCATTTCTTTAAGATCAAGCTCACGATTTTTAATCGAAAGCTCTGCTGCATCTTTGGTAGCCGTCATTTGAAGTTTCTGTTGATCAAGATCGAGTCTTGCACTTTCCAACAGAAGATTTTGATTTTCAAGAGACTGTTCATCTGCTTTACCCATATTAGCCTGTAGAATTTCTTCAGCAGCGTCAATGGATAATTGACTGAGAACTTCAGGAGAAGCTTGACCATCTTTAGGCATAGATACCTGCATAAGACCTGACAACTGTTCTTGATACTGTAAGACCATATGCTGTTGTATATTAGCCTGAAGAACAGGAACGGCTGGAGCCATCATCTCTGTCTTTCCTAAAGTTGGATCATCTATAAATGCTGTTTTAATAGCAATATGAGCAGCGTGATCCTGTTGAGGAAAAGCTTGAATAGGTCTTCCTTTTACAACCAAATCAATGTCCGTTATTGGATCATGTGGTTCTGGTGGTGTTTCAGGTGTAAAAAATCTATCTGCATTCTGAATGTTAGCAGCCTTCAGGATTGATTTGTGGACTTCGGGGAGGTTGTACATTCCTTGTGGGGCTTGTGAGGATAATTGCAAGACCATCTGTGCCATAGATAACCTGTGAGCAGCAGAGGGGATATTAGGATCAGATACAGGGATAACATCAATACGCCCATCAAAATCAGACTTAAATACAGAAGTAGTGATGTTAGGTACGTCATAAGGGTA